TTCGATAAAGAACTATCCGATGGGTGATATGAGATCTTATCTACAAGAATTTTCACGACTCCACAGGGTGACTCTGTTAAATATACAGTAGGTCAACCTATGGGAGCGTATTCTTCTTGAGCGGCCTTTACCCTGACCCACCACATGGTTGTACAATGGTGTGCACACCTATGCGGTAAAGCTAATTTCTCACAATATATCATGTTAGGTGACGATATCGTTATTAAAGACGATAAAGTCGCTAAAATGTATATTAAGTGAATAAATAAGCTAGGGGCGGAATTATCAATTAGTAAAACACATGTATCACCTGATACATATGAATTTGCTAAAAGATGATTCTGTGGAGACGAAGAGATAACAGGAGTTCCGACAAATGGAATAGTAAATAATTACAAAAATCCATTTGTTGTTCTAGTTATTCTTTATGACTATTTTAAAGTCAAGAACAACTATTACGGATCTCACAAAGATCTGGTTGCTGTTACACTGAGTCTCTATAGAGTCCTTTCAAAGAAGCTTGGAGTAAAATTCCAAAATTCTAAGTTTAAAGGAAAGCTACAAACCTTCCGTACAGCATTAGACCATCTTTTTGGTTATGCTACATACGACTCAATGAGAAGTATGCTAGCAAATAACATTAAGAATGAACTCTATATGCTACCAACAATACAAGCAATGCATCAAGAAATTGATGGGATTGTGAATATTGGTATGGTAGGTTCCATCAGAAATGGATCGAATTCGCTTCAATCGCTCTTCAAAAGTATTATTAATCTTAATACTGAAGAAAATGATAGTACCTACTATCATTTTGAAGACGCGAATGAATTACGATTTTATCCAATTCTGGACGGACTTATAGGTTATGTTAAAAGATACAATGAAGCCCTGGAGAAGTGAGATCTAACCAATCTCAACATCCGGCAAGTTTCAAAAGATCTTTTAACGCTAAACGTTGAAGCTTTATTTCAAGAGGAGAGAAATCATACTCTCGAGATCTTGAATGCAGCTAAGATATTTAGCACTGCTTTTAAAGTTATCAATGAAACTGACGAGATCTATTATGGATCGGCTACGGTCGATTCCACATGATCTACTGGTCAGGATCTATTGAGATACTCTAAATTCAGTTCAACCTATAGTAACTCTTTTGACGAAATGCTCAAACTAAGACAGGGAGATTATAAACCTCCAGCTCCTATGCGAACAGCAGAGGAGATGATGTCGGCTTGAGCAAACTTTTAAGTCTATAGACACTCAGTCCTTAACCCTCTGGATAGAGGGAAAGGGGGTCATCCGTTTTATATATGAAGAAATTCGTATATATGTGGGGATGACGGTCAGTAATGACCCGCAGTACCCAGCAATGGGTAC